ATCGCCGCGAAGCTATATGCTCTGTACGAAGCAGCTACAACGTGTCCTGATTGTGGTGGTAAAGACGGTGCTCACGTTCATCAAACCTTAACAGACCTAGCCATGGACGATAACTAATGCCGTACATTAAACCTGAGAACAGGAAACTGTACGATTTTGCCATTAAAGAGGTCGCGGCAGCGCTGACGACGTACGAGTATAGCCCAGGCGACTTTAACTACGTCATCACAAAAATTTGTTTAGCATTCATCTCAGCTCAGGACAACTGTGAAGTATACAACGAAGTCATAGGAGTTTTGGAGTGTGCAAAGTTGGAATTCTATCGGCGTCGAGTGGCCGCTTACGAAGATGGTAAGATTGAACAGAATGGAGACGTGGATTGGGATTGGGCTGATACAGACAAGGCAATGAGTCAGCGAGCCCAAGAGGTTTTTGGGAGACCCGACTAAGCACAAATTTGAGGCTCATTATTTACACAACTTGTACGAGGCGATGAATGGACAACATCCAAGACGTAAACCTTTGCGGGACAGTTCTGGTTCGCGCATTTGTGTTCATTGTGCTAAACCGCGCCATGGACATGCGAAGGTTATAGAAGTGCTGTGAACACGCGCCCGTGCATGATTTGTGAAAAGCCTTGTCAGACTGCATGCTTGGTGTGCAGAAAAGCGTTCTGCCTTGAGGACTTACGTCTGGTCACGATTCCAGGAGACATAGGCGGATTCTCCACGAGTACCGGCGGACCGCATCAAGTTCTTCACTGCGTGGAGTGTTGTGGTGGCATGCGTCCAGTTCAACTTACGGATATTGAAGGCTTAGAGCACCTTAGAATATGATTTCGCTGGGTGCCCAGTAGAAGGAAGCTGTCCCACAGGTCGAATCAGTACCTCTAACACCAAGGACCAGAGGCTATGGAATCGACTATGCTTGACCCAACCCGTGAGCCGAATTATACCAACGACCATGATTTGTTGATTGATATGCGGCGCATTCTTATTGACATGCGCGCGCCTGTTAGTCAGATGGCAACCGATTTGCACGATGCCCAGGCTAGTCTTGTAGCTCTTACTGGACGCGTAACGCAAATTGAAGGTCGAATGGGCGAAGTTATTCCAAATGTTCAGTCCCTCAGCGAAATGCAATCTGAATGGAACCAGTACAAAGCTTTTGGTAAATGGATATGGGGCGCTATTGTAGCACTCGCTACACTTGTGGTTGGCGCCGTAACAAATTATGTTGCCTATCATAAAGGTGGCCCGTAAGCGACTTAAGTCGCATTGAATCTGGCTCCTCTCTGCCGGTGAACCTGGTACAATATCTGCAGAAAGGGAAACTATGCGAACCATCGGATATACTCGAGTCTCTACAGAAGAGCAAACCCAAGGCGATTACACTTCCCTAGATGCACAGCGCCAGCGCATCGAGAACTTCGGTCTCTCGATGGAAACGCCGGTTGATTATGTACTCTGTGACCCAGGTTATTCTGGCAAAAGTTTGGACCGGCCTCAAATACAGTCTCTTCTAAGAGATGTTGAAGCGGGTCTTGTCTCAACCGTCATCGTCGTTAAATTAGACCGTCTATCCAGGTCCGTCCGAGACCTTCAAGACCTCGTCGACTTATTTCAGCGTAAAAACGTAAAGCTCGTCTCAGTCTCCGAAGCGATTGATACGACTACCGCAACAGGTCGCATGTTCGTGACATTCTTGAGCATGTTTGCACAGTTTGAGCGAGAGACAATCGTTGAACGTACAACTGTAGGACTTTCTGCTCGTAGACGCCAACGGCGTGCCTATGGACCAACGCCCTACGGCTATCGTCGCGAAGACCATCAACTTATTCAAGACCCAGACCAGCAGGTTGTACTTCAGTCTGCTAAGGACTGGCGCCGCGAAGGTTGGACGTGGGAACAGATCGCTGAGGCGTTTACGAATGCCGGCATTCCAGCTCCTCGTGGACCTGGAAAGTGGTACTCGTCAAGCGTTCGTGCAATTCTAAACTCTAAGATGACTAAGCAAGACGAAGGAGCAACTGCGTGAAATCCAAAGGCAAACCCAAACCAACAGACCAGAGACTTGCGGAGCGACGCGCTATTCGCAATGAATATTTTGCGCTTCTTAAGGCCGGCAAAGACGGGAAGGCATCTCGACTCGCGCATAAGCTAGGCGGTGCGGGATGGTCAACCATTTTCTCCTGTGATTGTGCGTGCCATTACGTCTCAGGTCCCGGCACAGCGTGCTTCGAATGTATGAAAAATCAGGCCGAACATAAGTTTGAGCCTTCCAAACAGAAAAGGCACTATCATGCTGCGTAGAGTCGGAGTTTGGGTGTCGTATAGCACTCAAATGGACAAGACATTTAGTCGCGTTTCGAGATTTTCTTTGACAACGCTGAGGCTGTGGCTTTTGCGATTGAACAGGACAATAAGGGGCTAATCGCGAAAATGCAGTACATAGTACAACCGTCATGAGAATAAGACGTATAGCGCTGATTATACTCATTGTGTTAGATGTTTACCTAGTGGTTTTCGATCTGTTCTTATTCCTGCACCTGTACTTGAAATAGAAGGGCCAGGAAGGGTCGAACCCTGTATTCCTCTCAGGAGGATTTTTCATGTCACTTAACAACGGTGAATCTACAGCAGTTTTAGCGGCTCAGACTAGCGATATTCAAATTTTGATTCGTCCAGGTCTTAGTCGTCTTTCACGTATTCTCGTAACGGCGGATGCTACTGCGGCAACAACATTTTATGACACTGACACGGCGGCGCACGCTGAAGCTGGCACAGGCACCGTGATTGCGATTGTTCCAGCGACAGCGAAGGCTGGTGCTCAAATCGAGGTTCAAATGCCAGTTGGTCTGAATATTTGGGCTGATTGCGAGAACGGCTCACCTTCAATGACGCTTGTTCTTGACGAAGCGGGCGCGTCACTCTAATTTGACTTACCAAGAAGAAGACGCTCAGTTTCCACAACAGGCTGAGAAGGTGCGTAAAGCTAAGGAGCGTTACGTCGAGAAAGGGTTCGACAACCTTACCGCATTGGCGGGAATGCTTGAACTGAATCCCGAATATCTAAAGAAGCGCGCCACTGATGAACAATGGCGCGAAATTCGTTATCAGTGGCTGCGCATGATGCCGTCTGAAGAGAACGACGCGCTGCGTGCTAAGCTTGAACAAGAGCGCGACCCACTCGTTCGTCACCAAATTACATCTGACTTCATCGTCGAACAGATTCAGAGTGCAGTAGAAGCTAGTGTCAACACATCGGACCCCATTGAGCTTAAGGCAATACGAGGTCGCATAGAATTACTTCGCACCGCAGCTGAAGCTACGGAGCGCGCCGTTAAGACTGCACGCGAAGCTCGTGGTCTTACTGCCGGCATTCCGTCGGCAGGAAAGTCTAAGGATTCAGAGGAAGTAGTTTACAAAGTTCGCCATGAATCGGCGGGCTCACAGGAAACAGCTTAACCTGGTATAATTAAATCGTTAGGTCCCTGGTAATCGGAAAGGAAAACTATGAATCGTGTACCCACAGACGCCGAAGTACTTGATTTCTACCAACGGTCAATACACGGTGACGATAAAACGGCGAAAGGGTTTGCTCCGCATACGCCCGGCCGCGCAGAGTACTGTAGTTGGTACCTCGAAACATTCGTAGGTGACGGCTTCTGGAATACGAAGAAAGGTGTCAGAAAAGATTCTCACACCGAGTGCCGTGACAGAGCTATTTATCACTTGGAGAAAGCTCTTAATCGCGAGCGTCGCAGATTCCGTCAAGAAGAGAAGCGGGCTGAACGCACTGCAGCAGTTGAAGCTCGTCGTTTGAATCGGACAACAGAGCCAGAACTCGCTTAACGGTGAGTCGTAATCTTCTGAAGGTCAATGGAGCGTCCCATCATCAGGGCACGCTCCAACCAGATTTGATAACCAATAGCATCCGACAAGTGGGTCAACTCAGGATTATCCTTGTTGATTTCGTTCAAAGAGCCGACGGTACGTCCGTCCTTCTCTTTCTTGAACGGGCGCCATTGGACGTTTTCGAAGTCTTTGCAAAGCCACAGTGCTTTCTCACGGTTGACGAACAGACCGTTGCCATCTTTGTTGCTCATCTGAGCCTTGACCATGTTTACACGGTCCATTACCGACGGGTTAGTCGTGGGGACACGGAAGTCGTAGCGAATCTTCGCGTTCTTAAGCCCCTCGATGATAATACCCCAGTTAGAGCGTGCTGCAGCTTGCGCGCTCATCGTTTGAGCACGGGCGCCGCCAGCGGCATCGCCATAAATACGGACGCCTACGCGTCTGGCAATATCGCCGTATTGGCGGATGAACTCATCAACCACGTCCGGCGTACCGCAGTCGGGCATACGGAGTTCACCGATGACGTACCAGATTTTTTCTTGGTGATTCGGCACTTCCAGCCAACGTTTCTTAGGCTTGAGTCCAGCAAATGGATTATCCCATTTGCTCCAAGATTGCTCTTGGAGAATACGCTGAGGATGAACTTGTGAAATAACCGAGCACATGAGACCAACGTTGAAGTCCAAAGCCCAACATAGCGGACGCGTAACATCGATTTGAACTGGAAGCAGTGGGAATACTGGCTCGCCGTTGTGAACAGCGCGGTCCCATCCACGATAAACTTGACCCGTTGTAACGTTTCCAAACTCGCCATCGATGAGAATTGGCCACATATCCGGCGCGAACGATAGTTGAAGATTTTCGATGTAGTCACCGATACGGTCCATGAGATAATTTTCGCGAGTACTCATCTGCCAATACTTGCAATACAACTTCACTTTGAGCAAATCGTATAGCCAATGGCCCATCGAAGTTGGTGGGTTAGTAGAAAATCTTAGTTGTGGTGGTAGTTTGTTGCCGTAAAATATTAGTCCATCTGGCGAATTACGTACACGAGGAGCCATGTATTTGACGAAGGCTTCTTCGCCGCTGATTCCCCAGTCTGCAATTTCATCAGCCCAGATGCTATCTGCCTCAAGACCTCGGAACGAAAGGAAGTTTTCGGCTGACAGGCACTGTACCCGCGTCTGCGTGTCTTGGAAAAGGATGCTGCCATCACTACGATTGTACTTAATTCGGATGCCGCGACGCTCACATTCGCCGCGTAGAGACACTAGAGCGCCTCTCTTAAGCTGCGGAAGGTCACGACCGCAGATGTAATGAGCGCCTCGAGGGTATGTACGCACCCTATCGATGAACCAACACACTGCTGCGAATGATTTTCCTGAGCCAAGACCGCCAATCATGCCAGCGGCGAAGTCCTCGCACTGTAGAAACTCTGCCTGTTTGGGCAGAAGTTCGATTTCCAATTTACTCATTTGCCCAGTAATCTTCGATGTGTGCTTAGAAGAACCTCTTTTGGTATAATCTAGGCACATGGAAGAGGTTGAAAATACTGAATCTGCTCGCTTTTGCGAGGCATGCACTGAAGTAATCGTTCCAGATACCGAGCGTATTTGCGAATCGTGCAAAGAAGATTACTATTTCGACTCCAACGGCAACATGCAGCTCGTTGGGCTCACTGAAGTAATTCCAGACGAGCCGAAGTATCTTATGACAGTGGAGCGAATTGGCTCCAAGGGCTGGCGAATCAAAGATATGATGCCAGGAAGCACATTTTTCATCCGTGATTTTGGTAATAACATCATCTATTGGCCAACCAAAGAGCTAGCAGTGGCGTTCTTGGAGAAAATAGGGGTCCGAAAGGCCAACGAGGCCGATATTGCTGAGTTCCAGGCCCAGACCCAGCAAAAGTAAAGAGAAACGATGCCAACTATGATGAATACATAGTCAATGCCATACCAAGAAATAGCAAAGCTCTGGGAACGAACGTACCCGGACGGTACTAGCCAGCGCTTTATGAAGCTCGACGCGCTAGACAAGTTGCGTCTCGGCTCATTTTACGACATTCTCAAGCACCCGTTCGACAAAGAAGAGGAATCCGGCAAGGTTATTCCGCTTCGTGACCGTCGTCCCGCGGTGCAATACAATCTTGCGAAAATTATTACGCAACAAACCGCCGCACTTCTATTTGGCGATGACCATGCGCCGCATATTCACTACTGGACAGCAGATGGTGTTAAAGCTTTAGGCGAACAGCACAAAGCAACTCAGTTTGCAATTGAAGCAATTCTGTATGAGACTGACCTCAAGTCCATTATGCTTGAAGCTGCGCTCAAAGGTTCGTCTGGCTCTGCTGCAATCGTTATCTCGCGCCTTGACAATAACAAGCCATGGCTTGATGTTTATCCCGGTAAGTATTGCACGCCGGTATTTGACCCAGGTGACCCGAGCAAAATAAATTCTCTTATTCGCATCTACAAAGTCGACCCAGGCGACCTTATGGCGTTGGGCTACTTCATTCCGCAGGATAAGCAGGACCAACCGTGGTGGATTAAGATTGTTCTGGACACAGTCGATGAACTGTGGTCGTATCCGCTTTGCGACGATGACTATCGCAAGCTTGGCGAAGACGATGGATTAGGTCACAAAGTTGAATGGACTCTCGACCCGGATAGTTCTGGTTCGCACGGATTCAAATTCTGTCCAGCCATCTGGCTTCGCAACTCTCCAGAGCGTAGAGAAATCGATGGCGAGAGTACGTATGGCGCTGTTGTCGACACGCACGTTGAAATCGACTATTTGCTTTCGCAAATTGGTCGCGGTTTCCGCTATACAGCTGACCCACTACTCGCAGTAACAAAAGGTGATATTGCGTCTAGTCTCGAACCGGCTGGTGGATTCGGTGGACTTGAAGAGCCTCCAGCGGTTGGAGCTGATGCCAACTCAACAACTCTTCAGAAGTCACCGGCTCGCGCAGTTGTGCTACCACATGGCGCGACGGTTGAGATGTTGGAAATTACTGGTGAAGGTCTTAAGGAAGCTGGTAACCACGTCAAGCTGCTTCGTGAGTACGCTATTGAAGTTTTGTCTGGTATGAAGGCCGACCAAGAACATGCCCATGGTGGCAACGCTAGTTCTGGTCGCGCTCTTGAAATTTTGCATCAGGCACTTATCTGGCTTGTTGAACGCTTGCGCATCTGCTACGGCAACCGCGGCATGCTACTCCTTGTTAAGATGCTGCTTCAGGCTCTTGTTGACAATAGCATTATTCTCGATGAAGTGCCTAGCGCTAAAGGTATCGAACCCAACCTTCCACTGCGTCTATTCTGGCCTGAGTGGTATCGACCACAAGGTCAGGAGCTGCAGTACTCGCTTGCGGCGTTGAATCAAGCCGCTGGCGGAACGCCGAAGATTGGTAAACAAATTATTCCGCTCGCTACTGCCGCTCGTCATGCGGCTCAGTTGCTTGGTGAACCTAATCCGAACGAGCAGGTTGAAGAGTTGCTGAAAGAGAATCCTCAGGCGGACCAGTTGGATTTGCTAACAACGCATTTGAATCCACCGCCTCCACCAACGCCTCCGGGCGGAGGAGCTAAGTAACCGAGGGAATAAGTCCCACCAAATGATTTGGCCCATGGCCAAAAAGGATGAATAGACAATGACAACTGAAGAACAAGCTGCAGCCGATAAAGCTGCCGCTGATGCCAAAGCCGCTACTGATAAAGCCGCAGCCGATAAAGCTGCCGCTGATGCCAAAGCCGCTACTGATAAAGCCGCAGCCGATAAAGCTGCCGCTGATAAGAAAGCTGCAGACGCCGCTGAGCGCGCTAAGGACCCAAAGTACATAGAACGTCTTGAGCGAGAGCGCAATGAAGCTGAGACTGAAGCGCGTCAGGCAAAGAAAGACGCCGCTGATGCCAAGGCGAAGCTCGACGCTATTGAAAACGCTAAGCTTGCAGAAGCTGGTGAGTTTAAGAAGCTTGCAGATAAAGCACAGAAAGACCTCGCAGATGCGAAGGCAGAGTTCGACAAAGAACTTTCTGCCCGCGACAAGCGCGAGGTGAATGCAGAAATCAAAGCAGTTGCTGCAGCTGCGGGACTACGTAATCCTGACGATGCGCTTCTCTTTCTCGATATGAAAGAAGTCAAGTACGAAAACGGAAACTTGACTGGCGTCGACGCAGCTATTGCTAAGTTGAAAGAAGAGCGTTCGTACTTGTTCAAGACCGAAGGGTCTGAAAGTACTGACCGCCGAGTGACTCGTAAAGTTGCTCCTGCTTCCAACGAAGGCAAAGAGGGCAAAGCAAAAGACGCTATGAAGCAAACCGACGAAGTTGCACAAGAAATGTGGGACTCATTCGGTAAGAAGTCCAAAGCGTAATCAGACTCAGAAAGGAGTCTTTCCTTGAAGCGTTCTGAACTAACAGCGGAAGTTGCTGCTAAACTCATCGCAGAGCATGGCAGCATTTCCGCCGCAGGTAAGTCTATCGCGCCTAAGTGTATAGGCAAAAATGGTCGAATTTCTCTTCGTACAGCTCAGGATTGGTTGCTCGCCGCATCTCGCGGTGAAGTTCCTAAGTCTGTGCTGGAGCCTTCTAAGGAAGAAGGTCTTAATCGTCTCAAAGAGTTGCTTGACCGTAGCGGCGTTCCTGTTGAATCAATCGGTAAAATCAGCAAGATTAAACTTAATGAATGGGGCGTAGGCGCTAAGATAAAGCAAGCCGACGGTACACATAAGTTCGTTCGTGAAGGTTTGTATTCAACTCAGCTTGTCCTCGACCCGACTTGGAAAACAGGTCCTCAATGGCCGCCAATGCAACCTGCAACACAACGAGCTATTGAATATATTCCGTTTACAGCTACTCGTTCACGTAATCTTGATTATGTCTTTATAATCCCAGATGCTCAGATTGGGTATTGGTGGATTAACGGTAAGCTTGTAAATATGCACGACGAGAAGGCTGTCGACGTCTGTCTTCAAGCTTTGCAAGATGTTCATCCACAGAAAGTCGTAATCCTCGGTGACCTGCTTGACTGTAGCGAAATTAGTCGCTATCTTCAGGTACCGGAGTTCCAGAAAACGCTGCAGCCTGCGATTCAGTATGCTTATGAGTTTCTACTTCAAGTCCGTCGGATTGTTGGACCGAAGTGCGAAATCATCTTCATTCCGGGCAATCATGAGCGTCGTATTCAGGAGTACATCATCACCAATGCAAAAGCCTGCTACGGTCTTAAGCGTGCGGATACACCGGACCACTGGCCAGTCCTATCCCTTCAGAATCTACTTTGCTTCGACCAACTCAATATCAAATGTGAGGCCGAATATCCTGGCGGCCAACACTGGCTCGCTGACGACTTGGTTTGTCAGCACCAGGGTTTAACGTCTAAAACCGACCTGCGCGCTAGCATCATCCATGGTCATCATCCACAAATTGCTGTCAATGGCCACACAGTTCATTATAAGGATGGTCACAAAGTCTATACAACGCACTGCATTCCAGGTCTTATGCGTCTCGGCGACCATCAAGACCCAATGGTCTTGAACCGTACGCTTGTGCCCTCAGGCGGAACTCGTCTTAACTGGTCACAAGGCTTTGGCGTTGCGACTCTTACAAAAGACCACAAACATCACCGTGTTGAAATCGTCCCTATCGAAAATGGGTTCAGCATCTTTCGCGACAAAGAGTACGTAGCTAGAAAGGCGAAGTAAATGCCTCGTATCCTACCACAGGAACTTTCGTATTGGTTCACTACGATTCTTGAACAGCGTCTTCGTACGCTGAAAGTCAAGAATGTGCATAGCGCTATTGCAGACATTGTGCCGCAGATGATGGACAAAGTTCCATCAGAGGCGTATGAGCCAGTCAACTCCACCCACGCGGGTCATATTCTGTTCCACGGTGAAACAAGCGAAGAGAATATGAAGGCGCGTCAACAGGAGCTGATGGATGTTCATCTTACGCTACCCAGTAAAAAGCCCATATATATGTACATGACGAGCCCAGGCGGCGAAGTTGATGCTGGCCTTGGCCTTGTTTCTACCATTCAGGGCATTCAACGCGAAGGTCGCCCAGTAAATATTCATGTTCAAGGTGGGGCCTACTCCATGGGCGCCATCATTTTACAGGCCGCAACTAAGAGAACTTGCGAACCCTACAGTTTCTTTTTGTTGCACGCCTTCCATTATGGAAGCGAAGAACATCGTCTCGACCATCACGAAGACTACATAGACTATGTAAAACGACAAGACCAGGCCTGTGATGAGCTATTTGCGGCTCGTACCGGCAAGCCGTGGACCTACTTCCGAAAGAAATATGACCGCCGTCATTGGTTCTTATCTGCGCAAGAAGCACTTGACGAAAACTTGGTAGATGAAGTATCGAGCCCTGTGGTGTACAAGCGGTTCCGCCGCAGACATTCTTAAAAGAAGCTGTAGAGGAAAGAGAGGGTTCCTAGCTAAATCGATAGGCACAGCGATTTACTCGCGGCATTGCGACACTCCGGTTGAGCCGGTGAGAATGTCCGGCTGATACCCTGGTTGAGCCAGTGAAGCCTACAAACCAACTCTAATCAAGAGGAATGTAGCATTCACTATGGGCTTTGAAAACTTTCCCGCCGTCCTTCAGCCAGCTTTCCAACAGAACATGTTGGACAAGCGTTGGCTGTTGAAGCTTGGCGCAAATAACGTTTATCGTAAGTCAGCGTATGTCCTGCCGCTCGAGAAGCGTTCAGGCGAAACGATGATTTACTCTCGTGCAGGTCGTATCTCTCCTGTTCTGGAAGATATTGCGCCAGCATCGCAGACAGGACCGTTGAACGCAGGAACTCCTGCCGGCGTCGGTTCTGCGTATCCAGCTTTCCCAATGGAACAGTTCGCGGTTGGCATCGGAATGCTTCAGGGTCAAGAAATTGACTTGAACCTGATTCAGGACGAACAGATTATCGCTTCTCTCTTCAAGGAGAACGTTGACAATCTTGCTGAGCAGGCTGCTCTGTCTCTCGACCTTCGTGCCGCTCGTCTTGGCTTCCAAGCCTATGAAGGTGGAAGCACCTTTGTTGACGAATCGTATGCTGCTGTTGGCTCTGCGGCTAACTGCCACGTTGACAACGTTCTTGGATTCGACAAGGCGTTCCAACAGGTCACAATTAACGGCAACGTATTCTCGACTGGCCTTCCACAGGCAACATCGGCAACGTATACGCTGGCTGTTAAGGTTACCCACTTGACAGGTATCGTTGAGACAAAGAACGTTACCGGCGTAGTTTACGACGGAACGTATCCAACATCAGGCAACGCGTCTTCTATGCAGGCTTCTGGTTTGAACACTGGTTGGTCTGGTAAGTTGACACTTGCGTCTGACTTGGCCGATGCGCTTGTTGTTGGCGACACAATTCAGGCGTTCGACGCGCAGCAGGTTCTCCGTCCTAACGGTAAGTTGAACCGCTACGAGTTGGCTGCTACCGACACAATCGGTGCGCAGCTCATCATCGACGCTGTAGCTCAGCTTCGTCGTAACGGAATTAAGCCTCCGCTTTCGAACGGAACGTATCCATGCTACATCGACCCGATTGTCGATGCTCAGTTCTTCACAGATGCTCAGTACCAGATTATGTCACAAGGCCAGATGGAGTCTCCTGACTTCAAGGGTGCCCGCGTGTCACAGAACTTCGGCGTAACATTCGTCCCAACAACGAACGCGCCGGTGTACTCAAGCGCCGACAACACAAATTCGGGACTTCAGGTTGCTGCGACTCGCCGTGCTATCGTGTGCGGCACAGCGTGGCTGCAAGAATCTCCGTTCGCTGGTGTTGATGATGCCATCTCTAACATGCCGGATATGGGCGTAAGCGATATCCGTCTCGTTGAGCGCATCGCCTTTGTCACTCGTCTACCGATTGACCGCGCTGGACAGATTCTGTCCCAGATGTGGTGGTACATCGGCGGATTCGTGGTTCCAACCAACGCTACAATCAACAAGACTGTTATCCCGTCAGCTACGGCTTCGCGATACAAGTCAGCGGTTGTGGTTGAGGTTGCAACAGCCGACTAAGGCTAACGCAACGTAGCGAAATCACCGTGAAGGGCTCCAACCGCAACAACGGATGGAGCCCTTTTAAGAATAAGGAGCCGCGTTAAGCGGAAGAGGAGTCCCATGCAAGCAGATGCAAACGTTCGTCCAGGTATGCCCGCCCGTGCTTTCCATTACATCGCAAAGGTGTTCTTGGGTGCTGGTGGTGCTCTTGACGTCAACACAAGTTTAGTTCCAGGTCCAATTGGTGTGGCACCTAATGCTGTAACCCACTCAGTAGTTGGTGGCATAATGGCAGGCCAGCCAGATGCATACGTCGTAATTACTTACGCAGATGCGGAGGGTGGTGAGTCGTTGCAGTCAGCGCTAGAAACTCATCAGGTTATAGCTGACGCTCATGTCCTTGAAGTCGACTCTCCAGCCCCAGATGCAAATCATCTAGCTGTTGCGTACGACGTCTATTCAGGTGCTGTCTCTGGTGGACCATATTACATTCAGGCTGAGAACGTCCCCATTGGTACAAATTGGACGCAAGATATTGCGACACCACTTGCTACAAGCGGTGAAACACCGTCAGCAACAGACACCTCAAGTGGTAAAGTAACGCCACTTAAGTCATTCTCCTATTTGATGCCTGGCGGACAACCACAGGCATTCTATAAGGGAATGCCTAAGGTCGTTCCTCAAACCGTGCGAGCAGACTTGCTCGCGAAAGGACTCGTATCTTAATGGCTAAGAAAGGTGCTTTGGGTTCCGACCCAGATATTGTTAAGCGTTTACTTGAGCAGAAGCAACTACGTGACTACGCGAACCGTGGTCAGAAGGTAACTTTGGCTGAAGCTCAGAATGCTCCTGCTATCGAGAATCCAACGCAGTATGTCGTGTTGGCAACTCTTCGATTCCCATCAGGTGGGACTAATCTGAAGTATGACGCTGGTACGATTATTCGAGACCCATTTGTCATAGAGAAAATCAAGCGACTGGGATTGGACAGTAAGCTCCGAGCCATCGCTTAAGCGGAGGTAATCCGCTGTGGCGCTATCGTATCTGACTAAGGCCAACATCCGTCGTCACCTTCGTCTACCATTTGCTGGTAGTCCATTTAGTGGTCAGACGCAAGGTATTCGTGCCATTACTAAGGCTGGTCAACTCGAGCTGTACATGAACCTACTGCAGGCGGAGGAAGAAGCAATTCTTCTTGGTAAGCCGTATGGGACAATATTGCTTATTGGTCCGTATGTCGCCGGTCAGACAGTCATTGTTACAATCAATTCAACTCCGCTGACGTATATAATTACGCCTCAAGATATGGCGTCTAAGATTCCATCACAAGTTATCGCGGCCAATGTTGCACTTATGATTAACAACGCAACGCTTGGTCCGACAGCGTCAACGGGTCTATATACTGGAAGTGACCTGAATCTAGCGTTCGCCGCTCAACCAACACCTGCGCAAGTTACGATTGCTTACAACGTAACATTTACGCTTGCAACGAGTGGCACAGCTTCAACTATCGTAGAAGCTAATGGTCAAGTTTATCCGCCGCCAACGTTTGTAATCGATGACAGTAATCCGAATGCAATAATCCTCGCTCACGGCATCTTGCCGATTTGTGATGCGCTCGAACAGCAGGTCGTTAATGCAAGTCCAAACTTGTCGTTCTCTGATGTTGGTTCAACTGCAACAGGTCGTGCTACGTTCCGTCCAGATGAACTTCAAGTTCGTCAGGCGTTGTATAAGTCCTATGTTTATCAACTTGGTGTGATGTTGTCGTATTATCCACCTCCTTACTCAGGAAGCGGTATCGGTAGCTTCGGCATTCAGGTGTAATTATGTCGCAGATTGCTCGTATTGACAACGCGCTGCGACGTGGATTGGGATTGGGTGCCAAAGTTATTGGTAACCAATATGATGTCTATCGTCTAAACAACGCTTCTACTGGAAGTATCATTCAAACTTCGAACAAAGTCATTTCTAGCTTCAACGCCCGTTTTTCTTTCATGCCGCCTAAGACATTACTCGAACAAACTGAATTGTATAATCAGTGGTATACTGCGATGGTGGATACACGTCAATTGAAGATGGGCGATATGCTCGTTGAAGTTGGGCCAAGTCTTACGGACACGCCAGATGGACGTATTTTCTGTCTCGTGGATGTGACGTCAATGCGCGCTCCTATATTCGCTCGTTGTGAAGTATTAGGTGCTCTTACTCGTCCAAACGACGATAGTATCGTGGACCAACCACTTCAGGGTGAAGTCGACTATCAAGGTCAAACAAAGTTTACCGAATGGATTTCCGTTCTTACTAACGGTTTCTACGATATGCAGGGAACTGGTTCACCTGCCGTTATTCCGATGGGCCTTCAGCCTCATATTCGCATGGGTCCTGGTCAAGAAATTAAGTATCCTACGTCTACGCCTCGTGGTGTTTATTACGGATGGTGTCCGCTTCTTCCTGGTCTTCAGATTCAACCAGGCGATATGGTCGCAGATGCAGTCGGCAATCGTTATCAAATTCAGATTGCGCATGTCTTCACTACTGGTCTTCAAGGCTGGCAGTTAACAATGCACTCAGTGTTCATCTAATATGCCTAAAGGTGAGTCGCTTAGTGACTACATTCTTCGTACTGAAAAACTTGCGCACGAGATTGATAAGCGCATGAAGATATTACAGGCGGCGCGAGAAGAATGTGTGCTTAAGTTTGAAGCTGAGGCGCACAAACAAATTGCAGATAAAATCGCAATGGTTACTGAAGCTATTCGTCCTTTAGCCGTAAGTCAGAACTGGATTGACAAGCAATCGGACCCAGACAGTGATGTTATGATTGAGTTACAGAAGAAAATAGAGGCACTCGACCGTCAATATGACGCGAAAGTCTCATTTGTGGTGGAAGATGTCACTAAGAATTATCGTAGCTGACGACAATAAGGTTATGCAAGGCCGAATGCTCGGTCCACTTCAACATATGCCTGGAGGTGCAGAGGTGCTGGCTATTTGTGAGAACGGCGAACGGGCTATGTCTGCTATTCGTGAGCATAAGCCTGATATTGCTCTACTCGACGTACAGATGATTTTGATGACTGGGCTTGAAGTAGCTAGAGTGTGTCGGGAAGAGAATCTATGCAAGGTGCTACTTGTGACGTCCATGGCCCAAAGAGCTTCAGGGCGCAGTGGCGAATTTCACTGTCTTGTGAAACCGTTTTCAAGTATGCAACTATATCATGCCATTTATGAGGCGTTGAATGCCGTCGATTGACCAGGTATTGGATAATCTGAAACATAACGTTACAGTTGGTTGTGTACCATATCAACCTAACGTTCCGCCTAATTTTATCAATAACGACCCAAGAGCCGGAACGATTCTATCGACTATATTTGGCGTAGGCCATCCAATACAGTATCACGTAACTACGCGCTTGGAGAACCACCTTGCACAAGTAGCGTTCTATAGTTCAAAGACTGAAAAGCTTTACCCCTACATCAATCGCGACGTTGCGGAGCTTACAGTTCCACTTGGACCAATTCCGCCGTCACCTACGTGTCAACCAGTATCTGGTGGAACGAATCCCGCACTGACGTATTACGTCGTGATTGTGTATTACAACGGAACGATTGAAACTGGTGCAGGACCTGAGACTCAAATCGTGATTGATGTTAACCATTTCTTGAAGGTTACGTCTCCACCGCCGTTGGCTGGGCAGACAAAGTACAAGGTATACGCGTCGTTGTCACCAATTGGACCGTTTTATCCTCAGTCTGGATACATCACTATTGGGACTGACTGGACGCAAGCGGCTCCATTTGTCGCAACGGGAAGTCCGCCGCTTCCGCAGCAATATACCGTGTATTACGCAGTAGGTCGTTCGCTTAAGGATGTGTTCATCGAAGTGTGGGCGCCAACACGTCCTGACAGAGAACATTTGGCCGACGTCATTCGTCAGTTTATGTCTGATGCATTTCGTCAGACTGAAATAGACGGCACCGTTTCTCTCTTTCGTTATCAAGGAATTAACGACCTGGATATGGAGGAAAGAGACACCATTTACGTACGTCAGATGATTTACCAGGTTGATTTTGTGGTTACTCAATCGTATGGCGAGACTCAAGTCGAATCTGCTTCGGCTTCGCTCGACATTATTCCTCTACTTGCACCAATTCCACCTGGCTCCGGCTCGTAATAGCCTGGCAGTAACGTAGGAAAGTAGATTCTGAAGGTTAAGTATCGGGTATTACTAGCTCGATAAGGACAGGATAAAACAAGCATGGGCCAGCTAATCTATGGTCAGCTCTCGCAGAACGCTTTCGGCGTTGACGACGTATATGTCGTAGTCAATCCGCCTCAGCCAGTTCTTGTCGGTGGCGGAAACACAAATCAAGGTGGTTTGGCCGGCGGAGCAGGTTGGGGTCCGAAAAATACTCCAGTAACTTGCGGCACTCCACAAGAGTTAATGCAGAACTTTGGTACTCCAATCAATTCAGGATTTGACCTCGTTCAAGAGGGTTCACTATTCCTTAAGCAACTCCCTCGCGGTGGCGTAAAAGCTGTTCGTGTTGTACACGCAACGACTGACGCTGCTGCGTCAGGAACACTGCTCGACACAGCGCCCGCAACAGGTTTGACGCTCACAGGTAAGTACACCGGTTCGTACGGTAACACAATTCAGGTTTTCCTTGGTAAAGGTTCAAACTATCAGACCGGCACAAAGACTTGGAAGGTTGTTATTCAACCAGGCGTTCCGAATCTTCCAGAAGTTTATGACCGCATCTCAGACGGTGCTGGTTCAGGCGCGTTGTGGCAGAATATTGCTGACGCCATTAACAATGGTCAGGCTGGATATACTCAACCGTCTCAGTACGTAACCGCAGCAATTGCAGCTTCAGCTCTTGAAGCTCCAACAGTGGGTCAAACAATTACATTGACTGGCGGACTTGATGGTGCTACGGGCATCACATCAGCGGACCTCATTGGTGTTGATGGCGGAGCCGGTGCACGAACAGGTGCGTATGCGCTTCGTGAAACAGGCGTCAATGCTATGTGGCTATGTGGTAACTCAGATAGCACGGTTTGGACAACTCTCCAAGCTCTAGCTCAGTCTGAGAAGTCTATCGCATTTTGCAGTTTGCCGGAGGGAACTGGAGTTGCTACGGCGGTTTCAGCGATTCTCGCGGCTGGTCTCAACAGTCCTTGGGCAGTACTGCTCAAGGATTACGTGACCTACTTCGACTCGTTCGTCGGTGGGAACGTCCAGGTTCCACCGGCGTCAGTCGCAGCTGGTATTATGTGCCGTCTTGCGGCGCACCAGTCACCCGGCAACAACCAGGCTTATGCACTTGTTGGAACTGAAGCGACTCTTGGAACAGCGCCACAGCCGTACTCATTCGATGACTTGTCAGCGCTTGAGCAGGCTGGTATTAACTTGATTGCGATTCCGATTCCGGGCGCTCGTGCCTTCGGATTGCGTCACGGCAAGAGCACATCTACAAATCCAGCAACAAGTGAAATCACTTATGCTAACATGACGAACTTCTTGACTTCAGCCTTCGTAAGCGAAGTTATGGGCCAGTTTGTCAACTTGAACCAGTCAACTCGTCAAGATGACCCAACTCGTGAGTCGGTAACGGCTGCGATGAACGGCTTCCTTGGTGGATTGCTGGCCAATCGTCAAATCGACGACTTCAGTGTCCAGTGCGACCTGAATAACAACCCACCCAACTCGATTGCCGCAGGCTTCTTGATTTGCACTGTCATTATCAAGTACTTGGCTGTCATCGATAAGTTCGTAATCAATATGACTGCTGGCCAGACTGTTGTAACTAACACCGGCGCGCAGCCAGCCCGCTAAGGAGTAGGTGCAGTAACACATGGCTAAGCAGAATATCGGCCGAGACCTATCGGTCTCATTCTCGGTCAACGGAGCTGTCATTGCGCAGTTTGGTCTGCACACGGACACTTCAATTAAGCCACAGTGGACAGAGAGCAAGGTACGCCCAACCAATAACGGTGGTATCTTTGTAGCTCGTCCTATCTTCGGTGGATACGAAGTCGACCTTACCTACGCTCGTGTAAACAGCGTTGGTGATGACCTTGCTCAGTTCCTTGAGAATAACTTCGAAGCAGGCTTTCCAGACTTTAACGTAACGATGCTTGAGACAATTCGTAACTACGACGGTACCATCAATCAGTACCAGTACATCAACGGCATCATGTATCCAACTGACCTCGGTTCATGGAAGGGTGCAGAGGATGTTCCGCAGACATTCAAGTTCTTCTTCCCGCAGCGCCAAGCAGTTAGTCTGCAGTCCAATGCTACGGTCTCTGGTAATGTGATTCCTGGCATTGTAGTTTAACAGCAGATTCGTCTACAGAAACAAGGACTAGTGTGAAAGTGCTAGTCCTTGTGTTATTATATATAGACACCACTGACTACTGTCAAAAGGAATCCTCTATGTCTGAAGAAACCGGTAAACCAATCAAAGTCAAAGTAGCAAAAACACCCGCCACTCCGGGTGAAATCAAACCAGAAGAAGGCAAAGTTCCAACTGCAGACACGTTCCGCTATATGCTTGCCGACGGCAAGATAATTGAAGTTGGTCGTCCTCAAGGCGTGCTGAAGCTCAAACTTCGCAATATTCTTAGTATCGAAGAGCTTCAAGATACTGAGCTTGTTCAAATCGCGACGGCGATGCTGAGCATTCGCAAGTACGATGGTTCGTCATTAGTTCTCAATAATCGTCTTGTGTTCGACGCTTTCCTTGATAAGTTTGGTCAGGATAAGTACCTTGACGACTTTATGAATAACTACCAGAAGTTTATTGACCCGAGATTGGCTGAAGTTATTCAGGAATCCGTTGAGAAAGCTCTTAAGGCAGGCACAAGTCCGACTGAGCTTCCAGCTGTCGTAGCTCAAGACGTTATTGCCTACCAACGCCGACAGATTGAAGACGTAAAAAATTAGTCGAGGACCCGGAGTTCTCATCCATGGCGGCTATTACGTATCCGACATGGGCCGAGGTCCAGAGGATGGGAACACTGGAACGAACAGCTATCGCCATCGTTAAGGGGCTAACCCAAGGCGATGAGTTCATCTGGGACTTCGAAGGGGTTGACCCAGAGTCCGGTAAACACATGGTAGGGGCTTGGAAATCTTGGCTACAGAAACATAAAGCGTCGTTCCGCGGAGAAGAGTCTGAGACCTAGAGATTGGAGAAGAAATGCTTTCTAAAATAGTCACAACAATAGCGCTCGTAATAGCGCTTCTCGCTCCAGCGATTTCTAAAGCTGACGCTCTTCCAAATGCGCACCCAACTGGGTGCGTTAAAAACATCCTTGCAGTGTGGCGCCACAAATGGGATTACACAGATGTAGCGAAAAATGCTGCATTTGCTTCCGATTGGGCTACTTGTGCCGCGGCATTAAACGCTAAGCGCGGTGCGGACATGAACTCGAAGCACTACGTTGCTGCTACCGACGGAGCTATCGAAGTTCAATTGCGTACAGCTTACATCGGCGAATATGTTTGTGAATGGAATCAGACGTATGTGTACGTCGCTGAATACAACGATATTCCTAGTGCGCGTAAACATTTCTGGACAGCATTAGACGTTCTCCAAAAATTAGTTAAGTTGGCTGAAGCCTACGGTGATACACCGCTTGGCACATTCGTAAGTCATCAATCTTTTGCCATTGCTAACTTCGCCTACCAAGCAAGTATTACTCAATCGTCAGACGCAGGAAAACTTCCATGAAAAAGCTATTGTCTCTCGCCCTATTAGTCGTAGTTCTATGCGCGCCAATATTAGCATTCGCTGATTCAGTTCCTCTTGACCAAGATTATTTGCCCGCCAAGGTTGTCGTTGTTTCAGTCGGTTCATCAGCTGGTATACAAAAGAGCGGCATTGTCATGATTGATTCTGGCTCAGTCGGTTCTTCAGCTCTTCCAGAAGGCGTGCTTCTAGATTTGGTTATTCAAAATGAGGCGAGACCGATTGGAACAGTTACGGTTCAACTTGCAGATAATTCGAAGGTCGATGTGTTTATGTACGAAGTCAACGACTATACAGTAGGCGACTGCACGTTGCACCACGTACTCGCAGCTGCCGGTCCTGTTCCTCTACTTGGCACAAATGTTCTCGACCAGCTAGTTCCTTGGAGCATGAACAACACAACATTCTCGTTTACATGCCCAGCATTAAACAAAGCTAAGGCTAAGTAAAGAAGGTCCACCCGTCAAAGTAAAGCGGGTGCAGACTCTCTACTTCAATGGTATCGGTGCTCTAATACAGCACATCAACAGGGCTCGTCAGGTGACGAACCCTGCTTTGATTACCGCCCGTCTCATGGCTGCGAATGTTGTACGCGACAGAGCACGCGAGAAAATCGGCGAATATCAGACTGAAGTAGGACCGTTTGCTGCGTGGGCTCCGCTATCTGAAATGACGATGGCTGACCGTGCTGCCCAAGGCTATCCTGATAACAATCCCATTTTGCGCTCTGGTGAGCTGAGAGACTCGTATAACGTCGCTCAGGAAGGAGAAGCCGTTGGCGTAGGTTCTGAGCTAGGGAAGGCTCTAGGACACGAAGTAGGCGTACCTGTCAACCCAATTCCAGGTCTCGGACCGATTCCACCACGTCCTATTCTCGGGCCTGCTCTTATCGAGAGTGAAAAGAAAATCGAGGAACTCATCGGACCGTATTTGTTCAAGTCTATCTTCTTTGCAATTCATCAGTCAGCGGGTCGTTCAATCCCGCATGAAGTGGCTTAATGTTTTCAATGTGGAAGGTCGCGGTTGTATTCACCGCGGTCAATCAGGCCGGAGCTGGACTTAGCTCACTCGCCGCTGGTGCGAATCGAGCAGCTGGTGCTTTGGGCAATGTCCATGCTAAGATTTATGCGCTTCAGCAAGCTGGAGCTGCTTTCACAAACATGGGTGAAGGGCTCGGAGCTTTCTTCACATCTGGCGTAAAAGGCGCAGATGACTTCCTTCTGTCATTGACTAAACTTCGTTGGGCTATTCCAACGAATTATCACATTTCAGATGCCTCGCTTCAAGCTCGTGTTGTTCAGGGTTCGTTGACGTACGCTCAGAGCGCTTCGACAATCGCTGGCGAATATGCGATGGCTCTCCGTTCGCAGTTGACTCCTGACCAGGTATTTGGTCGTAAGAGTTTGATGCCCCAGGTTATGAAGTACGCTGACATGATGAAATATGCGTACGGCATGAGCCCAGACGAATCAATTCGCGAGTCATTGCAGCTTATTCACCAAACGCAGTCGTATAAGACTGGACAAGTTTCTAGCACGATGAATTTGCTGTGGAAAACGCAGCAAACCATGCCGGAGTCATTGGCGACGCTTGTACGTCAAGCCAAGTATTTCTTCCCGCTTGGTACTGCGTTGGGTGTTAAGCCAGACCAGTTGATGGGTTTGTCGCTTTTGATGGCTCAATCAGGATTGCTTAAGGGTCGCGGTGGTACTGGTGTAGCTCGTATGTTCACGCAGTCACTTGGTGCTACTTTGATGACTGGTCATTTGCAATCACGCAATGCGGTAGCTCTTCACAACCTCGGCATGATGGGCGCTGATGGCGAAATCATGTCTAAGTTCCGTAATGGTCCTGGCGGTGGATTAAATTGGGACGCGGTTGTTAAGCAATTGTATGTAGACGCTACAGCGCGTCGTGCTACTGGTCGTCCTGATTTGCTCATTAAAGACTTGGTTAGCGCATTCGGTCAGACGGCTCTACCTATGGCGTCACAGCTTGTGTCTCCTGGTGCGTATCATCAGTGGCAGTCAGTTATGTCGGCCATGCGCAACAAACAGACTCTTGACCAAGCGTGGCAGGGATTGCAAAAAACACCAGCGTTCCAAATGCAGCGTCTCCAGGCTTCATGGGGAACGTTGATGCAAACAACATTTGTTCCTATGGCTCTACATTTGATGCCTATCATTCGTATGATTGCGGATGGCATCTCTAAACTTGCGGTTGCAATTAACCTGCATCCACAAATTGGTATGGCGATTTCGTCAGCGGCCGGTGGGCTTGCAGTCCTATTCACTGTTATCGGTGGTGCCCTAAGCACCCTTGCATCTGTAGCGTTGTTTAAGTTTGGCTTCGGAGGAACCGCCGCTGTTGGTGGCGTGATGAGCAAGTGCTAGGGC